AGAAAAAGTCAATTACCCACTAGTATTTTGATACGCTTTACTGTATAATGGATATTAATGCTATGGTTAGAACGAAAATATTTGTCTATGGTTATGGCGAACCTAGACCGCTCAAAATGGGTTAATGAAAACACATTAAATCACAGATGTCCTTATTGTGGTGACTCACAAAAGAATCTCTATAAATCCAGAGGGTATCATTTTGTAAAGGAACAATCGTTTATTTACAAGTGCCACAATTGTGGAAAAACAACATCTAGTGTTAATTTCCTCAAAGAAAATTTTCCTACAGTTCATAGAGAATATCTTAAAGAATATTTGTCTGAACAAGGGCATAAACCTAAAAGAAAAATGCCATCAAGTGAGAAATTTAAGTTCACCCCACAAACGGATATTCTAAATAAGGGTGCACCTAACCAGAAAGACGACAGTTTGAAAGCAATCGCATTTCGTGCTGGCGAAAAATCTGAGGCACGCAAATACCTGCTTGATAGAAAGGTGCCAGAGTATGCAATGAAGGACCTATGGTTCGTGCCTCACGCACAAACACTGGATCTTTTGTCGGATAAGTATACAGATAGAGTTCTAGGTAATGACCCTAGAATTATATTGCCATTCTACGATGAGAATGGGGAATTGGTTGGGGTGTCTGGTCGTGCAATTAATAATTCACCACTTAGATACTTAACTATGAGATTCCGAGATGATGTTCCACTCATCTTCAATTTGAATAATGTGGACAGAACTAAGACAATTTATGTCACAGAGGGACCCATAGATAGTCTATTCCTACCCAACGGTATCGCAGTGGCGGGTAGTGACTTTAAAAAGATACCAGAAGATATAAAGGACAACGCAATACTCATTTATGACAATGAACCAAGAAACAAAGAAATTATAAAGAAGATAGAAGAGGTCATAGACCTCGGCTATCATGTTTGTATTTGGAATGATAAAAGAATAACAGAGTATAAAGACATTAATGACATGATTATAGGTGGTTTGAGTGAGAGTGAAGTCGTAGACATCATCAATAGTAATACAGTATACGGTCTCTCAGCAAAATTACAATTGATGGAGTATAAAAAAACATGAATTCAGAAGTAAAGGTCATTAAGTCAGACGGTTCAAAAGTTTCAATAGATTTAGAAAAAATACATGTAATGATAGAAAAGGCCTGCCGTGGTATTACAGGTGTTTCTGAGTCATTAGTAGAGATGAATAGTGGTTTACAATTCTACGATGGTATAACAACTAAAGATATACAGAAGATTCTAATCAAGTCTGCATCAGACTTAATCTCATTAGACAATCCAAATTATCAGTTTGTTGCAGCCAGACTATTATTGTTTGCGGTGCAAAAACAAGTGTTCAACACCAAGTGGAAGGATAAAACCAAAGATGACTCATTAGATAAAATCTATCCAACACTAAAGGATATGATTGATAGAAATATAAAGAAGGGCCTCTACTCAGCAGACTTAATATCTAAATACTCAGAAGAAGAGTTGTATAAACTCAATTCTTATCTAAGGCATGGTAGAGATTTAGATTTCACCTACGCCGGTTTACAACAAGTAGTAGACAAGTATCTCATACAAGACAGGTCATCAAACACTATGTTTGAAACACCACAGTTCATGTATATGTTAATTGCAATGACATTATTTCAAAGTTACAATGGTCATGGTGAAAAGAATAGATTATGGTATGTCAAGAAATATTATGATGCATCGTCTACATTTAAGATAAACATACCCACGCCTATAATGTCAGGTGTAAGAACACCACTAAAACAATTTGCATCATGTGTTTTAGTAGATAGTGATGATACTTTAAATTCATTATTCTCCAGTGACATGGCGATTGGTAGATATGTTGCTCAACGAGCAGGCATTGGCATCAACGCAGGAAGAGTCAGAGGATTGGGTGCAAAGATAAGAGGTGGTGAAGTGCAACACACAGGTGTTATACCATTTCTTAAGAAGTTTGAGTCAACAGTTAGATGTTGCACTCAGAACGGAGTCAGAGGTGGAAGTGCAACAGTTCATTTCCCTATTTGGCACCAAGAGATTGAAGATATTATTGTATTAAAGAACAATAAGGGAACAGAAGACAACAGAGTAAGAAAATTAGATTACTCTATACAACTATCAGAGTTGTTTTATAAGAGATTTCTTCAAAATGGAGAAATAACATTATTCTCACCTCATGATGTGCCTGGTTTATATGATGCATTTGGCACGCCAGAGTTTGATGAGATGTACGAGAAGTATGAAAATGCATACTCAATTCCTAAAAGAAAAGTAAGCGCAAGAGAACTGATAACAGATATATTAAAAGAACGAGCGGAGACTGGCCGTATCTATATCATGAACATTGACCATTGTAATAGCCATAGTTCATTTACAGACAAGATTAACATGAGTAATCTATGTCAAGAAATAACATTACCAACAGACCCAATTCAACACATAGACGGTGAAGGTGAGATAGCATTGTGTATATTAAGTGCAATCAATATTGGTGTTGTTAAAGATGAAGAACTAGAAGAGATATGTGACCTCGCAGTTAGGGGTCTAGAAGAGTTGATAGACTATCAAGAATATCCAGTTGCTGCCGCTGAACTGTCTACACTCGCAAGACGAAGTTTAGGCATAGGATACATTGGACTTGCACACTATCTTGCAAAGAACCGTGTTAAATATGGTGATGAGAGTGCATGGAGACTCGTCCACGAGTTGACAGAGAAGTTCCAATACTATCTACTCAAATCATCTATGACATTAGCCAAGGAGAGGGGTAAATGTGACTATTTTGATAGAACCAAGTACGCACAAGGCATATTACCCATAGACACATACAAGAAAGATGTAGATGATATAGTGAAACCCGATTATAAGATGGATTGGGAGCAAATGAGAACAGATATACTAACACATGGTTTAAGACACTCTACATTGACAGCACAAATGCCAAGTGAGTCATCAAGTGTGACATCTAACGCAACAAATGGCATTGAACCACCTAGAGATTACTTGTCAGTTAAGAAGAGTAAGAAGGGAACACTCAAACAGATAGTTCCTCAATACTCACATCTTAAGAACGCATATACTTTATTATGGGATATGAAGGACAATACAGGTTATATCAATATAGTTGCAGTCATGCAGAAGTTCTTCGACCAAGCAATCAGTGGTAACTGGTCATATAATCCTGAGAATTATGATAATAATGAAGTTCCAATCTCTATTATGGCAAGAGACTTGTTGAACACATATAAGTATGGATGGAAGACATCTTATTACCAGAATACAATGGATGGTAAAGTAGAAGATGTTATGGAAGAGCCACTACCGAGTGACCCTTTCGACAGTGATAGTGAGGAAGATTGTGATGCCTGTGCCATTTGATGAAAGAACAGTAAACTATAGAGTAGAGAAAAGAGGTCAGAAGATATCTGGCAGAACTGATCCATTAACATGGTCTTTAATGAAAGACAGATATATAGTCTTACGAGATTTCCTACCACAAGAGATAATAGAGATTGCCATGGATATGTGGCATGCCGATGAATACACTGGTGCATACACACATCAAGAAAATAAAGACATAACATATAAGAATCCATCAGAGTCAATTGGTAAGTCTCAAGGTGGTTATTGCACACCATGGGGTATCGCACTTCATGGATACATACATAATAAACTGAAAGATTATATTGATATGGACTTGAGAGAGACATATTCATATACTAGAAAGTATGAAAGAGGTGCATATTTGGGTTCACACACTGATAGACCATCGTGTGAGATTAGTGCAACACTATGCCTAGAATACCAGACAGATGATAACACACCATGGAAAATATGGGTGAGAAATGATAAGAACTACGCAGGTGTAGAGGCAGAAACAGTTAAGAATGAATCACAAGATATACCTCAAAGAGAAAGACCCAAAAATGCATGTAAGTCAGTTTCATTAGAACCAGGTGATATACTAATATACCAAGGGCCTAACATACCACATTGGAGAGATTACTTACTAGGTGAAACATCATATCACTTGTTTGTTCATTTCTTTAATGGTGACTCTAAAATGGAAGACATAAAAGGATTTCATACTGGACATAATCATGACCTATATAATGGCCACGCCTCTATGGCATTAGACTTAGACGGTAGAACAAATCGCTGGGAAAGTGGTAGCGATGATGATAAAGAAGAAACAGAAAAGAAGAAACTGTTTAAAGAGTTTAATGAGATGTATTATAAGAGTGATTATGGTGAATTTGTTAATAATTATGACCAGTTTGAATTGGTTAAACCGAGAAGATGACCGTATTTAATAGAAACAAAGTAGACTTCACAAAGAACAAGATATTCTTTGGTGAAGAGTTGAACACTCAAAGATTCGATGAGTTCAAATATCCCATATTTGATAAA